ATTTAGGAACACTAGGTTTAGAATTTGGTCCAGCATCAATATCTGGAGTATCATCTACATTTAATGTAGGAACATTAGGACTAGAGTTTGGTCCAGCAGCTATTACAGGTGTTTCTGCAACAACTAGTGTGGGTGAATTAACAATTGATGATGCACAAATAATTAGCATAACAGGTGTTCAATCTACATCTGCTGTGGGACCTATAGTTCCTGCAATAGGTGTTCCTTTAACAGGTATAGCTGCAACATCTTCAATTGGGTCCATAACTCCATCAGATGTAATAGGTTTAACTGGATTACAAGCTAGTTTTGTAGATCCTTCAATTGGAATACAAGCCTATAAAAACATTGATACAGGATCAAATGATTCTTTCAGTAATGTTGACAGTGGCTCAAATACATCGTATAGTGACGAGTCAACAGGATCCTTTAGGTATAGAACTTCAGGCAACTGGTGAAAACGCTGGTACATGGGGTACGAAAACCAATACTAATTTACAAATTATAGAACAAATAGCTGGAGGTTTTACTACACAAGCAGTATCAGATTCAGGAGACACAACTCTTAGTGTATCTGACGGATCGACAGGTGCAACTCTTGCACATAGAATTATAGAATTTACTGGAACTATCTCAGCTTCTAGAAACGTTACTATTCCGATTGATGTTCAAGGTCTTTATGTTTTAAAAAATTCTACAAGTGGATCACAAAACGTAGTATTCAAATACGTTACAGGTTCGGGAGACAGTATAACTGTTACTCCTGGTGCAGTAAAATTAGTTTATGCTACTGCTAATGATGGAACAAATCCAGATATTGATGATTGTGGATTTATAACTGCTTCATCAACAGATACTTTAACAAATAAAACTTTAACAGCTCCAAAAATTGCAGACGCAGGTTTTATTGCAGACGCAAATGGAAACGAACAAGTTATTTTTCAAACAACAACTTCAGCAGTAAATGAATTAGAAATAACTAACGCTGCAACAGGTAATCCACCAATTATAGGTGCAAGTGGAGAAACAAACGTTGATGTTCACATAAAACCAAAAGGAACTGGAGAAACTAGAATAGGAACTGGTGCTGCCGCAGCTACACTTACAACAAGCGGTGCTCACGATTTAGTATTAGATACAAATTCAGGAACTAACTCAGGTACAATTACGATTACTGATGGAGCAGATGGAAATATTAACATTGCACCAAATGGAAATGGTGTTGTTCAAGCTGGTGGTTCAGCGGTTAAAGTCGCTGGTAAAGAAACTATTTGGGTTCCAGCTACAGCAATGTATCCTAATACTACAAATGGTTGTGCAGATATAGCTCAAACAGAATTGTCAAATGGACCAGAACTTAAAACATTAAATTTTGATAAAGATTCAGATGAGTTTGCTCAATTCGCTGTTGCATTTCCTAAATCATGGAATGAAGGCACAGTGACTTTTCAAGCATTTTTTACAGCAGATACAACAAACACAGGTACTACAAAATGGACAATAGCTGGTGTTGCATTAGCTGACGATGGAAGTCTTAACACTGCTTTTGGTACAGCTGTTGGACCAACAGCAAAAGCAATGAGTGGAACAGCAAACGATTTAGCAGTCACTGCAGAAAGTGGAGCAGTTACAATAGCTGGTTCACCTAGCACAGATGAATATGTATTTTTTGAAGTATCAAGAGATGTTTCAGAAGATGATTTAACAGCTGATGCTAAACTATTAGGAATTAAATTATTCTTTACTACTGACGCTGCTAACGACGCATAAGGAAACAGAATATGAGAGACGTTAAAAATAAACTTACAACAGGTAAGAGCACTAAAAATACTCAAAGAAGAAAAAGTAAATCTTTTGGATACCAAATATTAGGATTTGGTGGTGGATCAGTCCCTCCAATATTTACTAGCGCAACAGGTGGTTCTATTACTACTTGTGGAGATTATAAGATTCACACATTTACAGGCGGAGGTTGTTTTGTAGTTACAATAGGAAATGGTCCTACTGTAGCAGGTGGTGGACCTAACAAAGTAGATTATTTGGTAGTCGCTGGAGGTGGATCGGGTGGTGGTGGCGGAGGCGGAGGCGGAGGACGAAGGTCTTCTTTTCCAAATGCTTGTGGACATTTAGTATTAACAAGTGGAACTTATCCTATCACAGTTGGCTCTGGTGGATCTGGTGCTAGTGATAACCAAACAGGAAATAAAGGTGCTAACTCAGTATTTTCAAATATAACAGCTACAGGTGGCGGTGGAGCAGGATCATCTCCATCTGGTAATAGTTCAGGACAAGCAGGTGGATCAGGTGGTGGTGGATCAGGACCTGGCGGTGGTCCAGGACCAGGAAACAATCCTCCTACTTCAGACCCTGCAACACCTACTCAAGGTAATAATGGTGGATCTAACCCAGCTCCTTTACCAGGCTTACAACAAGGTGGTGGAGGTGGTGGCGGCGGAGGAAACTCTGGCGGAAACGGTGGACCAAGTAATGGTGGTAACGGTGGTAACGGAACTCAATTTCCAACTGGTATAGCTGTTCCAAGTTTAGGATCTTCAAGAACTTTTTCTGGTGGTGGCGGAGGTGGTAGAGATGGTAGAACAGGTGGAAGCGGTGGATCAGGTGGAAACGGTGGCGCTAGTGGCGGACAATCTGGTAACGGACCAAGTTCTGGCACAGGAAATGGACCTGCAAATAGTGGAAGCGGAACTGGAGGAAGAGGAGTTGACCCTAATGGAGGAACTTCTGGTAATGGAGGATCTGGAGCAGTTGTAATAAGATACAAATTCCAGTAATATAAATTATGGCACATTTTGCAAAAATAGATCCAGATACAAATTTAGTTTTAACAGTTGTAGTTATTAATAATTCTGATTGTGTAGACTCTGATGGTGTTGAACAAGAATCTATTGGTCAAGCTTTTTTAGAAAAATCTGGTAATTGGCCAGCTGCTAATTGGATTAAAACATCTTACAACACTAAATTAAATCAATATTGGGAACCTAATGGTATTGATTTAGCAGCAGATCAATCTAAAGCATTTAGAGGAAATTTTGCAACAGTAGGTGGTGAATGGGATTCTACAAATCAAATTTTTTGGAATATAAAACCTTTTCCTTCTTGGGTTAAAAATGTTTCTACTGCTCAATGGGAATCTCCTGTTGGACCAAAACCTAGTTTAACTCCTGAACAAGCAAATAGCACTACCCATGATTATAAACGTGAATGGGATGAAGAAAACACAACTTGGAATATAATAGAAACTCCAAAACAACCAACCCTTACATCAGAACAAGAAGCGGCTGGACAGTATTATATCTATAACCCTGATAATAATAGTTGGGAGTTGCAAACCCCATAAAATCATATATAGTGGTAAGTGGTATGCACAAGAAAGTATTAAACGAATTAGATTTTTACTATGGCGATGTTAAAATGCCTAAAGGTTTTGAGATAGATAGAATTTCTTTAGCTATTGATATTTTTAAATCTGAAATTTGTGGAATGGATTTAAATTTTTCTAGACCTTTTGATATGCTAAATAAATATATCATAGAGTATTTTAATTTAAATTTTAAAAAATCAATTTTTAATTCATCTTATTTTGGTGATATTTATTATCCAAATGAATCTTCTTTTCCCATATTTAAATCTAATGATTGTGATTATGTAATGGTATACTGTATTAAAATAGAACCAGATTCTTCTTCGTTAAGAATTTTTTATGAAGATAAAAATAATTATTACGATGAGTCTCTTGAAGATAACAAATTCATTATGATTCCAAGTTCTCAAGACTATTTTATTTCACACAATAGAAGTAGTGACATGAATATTATTTTAACAATAAAATATAAAACTAAAATATGAATTTAACTAATTATTATTGGTGTTTTAAATCTGTCTTAACGCCTCGTTTTTGTGATGAAGTAATTGAATATGCTAATTCACAGAAAGAAGTAATGGCTAGAACTGGTGATTTTACAAATAAAAAATTAAATAAAGAAGAAGTTAAAAATTTACAACTTAAAAGAAAATCAGATTTAGTATGGTTAAACGATGCTTGGATATATAAAGAAGTAATACCCTATGTTAAAAAAGCTAATATAAATGCAGGTTGGAATTTTGAATGGGATGAGTCAGAACACTTTCAATTTACAAAATATAAATTAAATCAATTCTATGATTGGCATTGTGATAGTTTTCATAAAATAAATGAAAAGGGTAAAATTAGAAAATTGTCTGTAACCTGTCAATTATCAGATCAAACAGAATATAAAGGTGGAGAACTAGAATTTGATTTTAGAAAT